CGCCAAAGCCCGACGACGTTTTTAATCAAAAGGTGATTTATCTTTGCCAGCAGCAAGGTTGCGGCGCCGATATATCAGAGTTTCCGGCCGCAGAAAAACAAATAGCTCCGAAGTATTGCAAGAACTGCCAATCAAAAGAAAATCGCGCCGCCGTGCAAGCGTCATGGGATGAAATCACTCGCGGCGGGATTAAAACAAGCGCAAGAAGTGATGGGAAAAGACTTTAAGTGCGAGTGTCTATGCCATGATGCGCCTGCAAAAGATTCTCTTAACGCAATAGTGCGTGATTATACTTCCGTATCTTACATCAAGGTAAAAAGCGAGTTGCGCCGAAGGATATTGGAACTCATTGTCGCCCGCGAAAAAGAAATCCTCTCTCTTATAGCCCCGAAAGAATGAACCTCCTCGCAAAACTCTTGACCCTTTGGCCGCCGAAATGCCCAAAAGACGGTAAAAGAATGGAACGCTGGAGTCCTAGCCGGTGGGACTGCGAGTGCGGGGAGAAACTATATACATGAATCCTATTTGCACGCAAAATCATAAAAAGGGGGAATGTATAACAAGCGACTGCGCCCCCTATTTGGGGAATGAAAGGCTTGGAAAGGAAGAGCGGATCGTCCAATACATAAAAATAGGGTTAGGGGTAATCGTATTCGCGATGGTTTTGTGGTTTGGTTATTTGCTTTTTTCCCGCTTAGACATTATAATTCATATATTAAACGGGCAATGTAGTGATTTGCGCCAAGTGTAACCAAGATTACGGAACTCAACCCTACTGCACCAGTGTTCCTTGCCTCACAAAAGAGGTTCTGCGGGTAGAAATAAACCCCAAGGGGGGTTTTCTGACCTTCTTTGAAGGGTCAAAGTATCCAGCACCATTTTACCCCAAACAAGAGGATCTCGGCTATGTAGATACTCTGAAAAGGGTCATCATCGCTGGAGTTCGCTTTCTCGCGTCAAAACCCTTCACTGTTCATAGGTTATTGCGAGGAATAAAAGCATGGCTTGGAGATATTTACGCGGCTGATCACAGCCAGCATCCCAACCGCTTCCCGGAAGAAGATTATTCGGAAGCCGCCAAGGAGTTTCTTCGCGCCCTCATAAGCACCGAACCCACGGAATATATAGGATGGTGCTATTATCTGACCGCCATTTGGAACACCGACCAGGCGTATGGCCTGCGGGGAAAAGACGTTTTACAAAATCTCGATAAAAATGCCTTGCAAAAGCATCCTGTCCGTGAGATAATGAGATTGGTGGATTTAAGCATTCAAAGGGAACTGACCCCATGGGGGCCAGGAGTATCCGACAAGACAAAAACGGCGAAAAATATATTACGGATTGCCTTGTTCTCAAAGACCATCCGTGACCAGATGAGTGATTTCCTCACGGATCTCAATGCGGAAAAGATGCAATTCACGACCGAAGAGAGATATTGGCTCGCAAACAAATTCGATTATAATTACGAAGGAAAGAGTTACGAGGAACGAATGGCTTGGAAAGAAAAGGAAGATGAAGGCTGGGTCGCCCCGCAAAAAGAACAAGAAAAACCAAGACTTGCCATAAATCCACCCAATAAGGCGTTCTACGAATTAAACGAACCCGACGCCAAAAAAATGTGCGAAGAAGCGGGACGAATTCTATTTAATAATTGGAAAGAGAATCACATATGAGGAATAAGGAATTAGCGGAAGTCCAAGTTAAAGAAAGAAAACTCAATCTAAAACAAGAGCGGTTTTGCGAGGTATATACGTCGCAAGATTCTGAATTATTCGGCAATGGTGTTCAGGCGTATATTGAATCGTATGAGCCGGATCAGAGTAAACCGAATTGGTATAAGACGGCGTGCAGTAGAGCATCATTTTTATTGAGTTCTGTAAAGGTTATCGAACGAATCAATGAATTGCTTGAAGAAATGGGCTTCAATGACGCTTTTGTCGATAAACAGTTATCGTTTCTCATCACCCAGCACGCGGACTTTCAATCAAAACTCGGTGCTGTAAAAGAATACAATAAACTCAAAGGACGTATCGTAGAAAAGTCGCTTAACCTAAATGTAACGCTTCCTAAACCGATCTACGGGGGTAAGAGCGTTGAAACGGATGGCAGAAATAGCTTACAAGGACACGACGGCCACGAAAAAAATATTCAAGTTAAACAAGAGAATTAGAGCGGTCGCCGGTGGAACGTCGGCATCAAAGACCATCTCAATTCTTTTTTGGTTGATTGATTACGCACAGACGCATAAGAACGAGCTTATCTCGGTAGTTTCAGAGTCTTATCCCCATCTCTTGGGAGGTGCGATGCTGGACTTTCAAAACATCATGCGAGCGCATGGCTATTGGCAAGATTCACGGTGGGTCAAGAATCCCCGGACGGTCTATACGTTTGAAACGGGGACGAAAATCGAGTTTGTGAGCATCGACGAGTATGGCAAAGCGCACGGCCCACGCCGCGATGTTCTTTTTGTGAATGAGTGTAATAACTTGGATTACAAAATTGTTGACCAGCTAATCGTCCGAACGTCAAAAATCGTCTGGCTCGACTGGAATCCCTCATCGGAGTTCTGGTTTTATACGCAGGTGCTTCCTGCGCGACCCAATGACATTGATTTTATAACGCTGACGTACAAAGACAATGAAGCGCTCAATCCAACGATGGTATCGGAAATAGAGTCGCACATGAGCGATAAAGCGTGGTGGACTGTCTATGGTTTGGGTCAGTTGGGAGAAATTGAAACGAGAATCTACAAGGGGTGGAAGGTTGATGTTGACGATATTCCTTTTGAGGCCCGCTTAGATCGCTACGGAGTGGACTTCGGCTATTCAAACGATCCTACGGCCATTGTTGGGGTGTATTATTATAATGGCGGCTATATTCTCGACGAAGTGGCGTATCAAAAAGGGCTGTTGAATAAGCCGATTGCGGATATCTTATTAAACCAACCGAAGGCTCTTGTGATAGCGGATTCAGCGGAACCAAAGAGCATTGACGAGATTCGATTGCATGGATTAACCATCTTACCAGCGCAAAAAGGCCCAGGTTCGATCAATCGCGGTATAGGGTATGTCCAACAGCAGAAGATTTCAGTCACAAAACGGAGCGTCAATCTTATCAAGGAATATCGAAATTATGTATGGATGACGGACAAGGATGGCATTATTTTGAACGAACCAATGGACAAAGACAATCACGCGATGGATGCTTTACGATATGCTATTGCATCAATCAAAGACCCAAATCGAGTTAATGCAAACGTCCACTACGCTTCTTCAGCCATGCCTCGGAACAATATGCCCGGTGGGAACATTCAAGGTTCTCCTGGTGCACCTGTTGAATTGAACTCCCAAAAGCCGAGAGTAGCGACAACGTATATCCCACGACTATGACAAAACCCAAAGTAGACCTGACCCCTTATTCCAACATCACGAATCTCTGGGCTGAGGGATATCACGTTTCGGCCGCTGGAGTGACCTACCAATTAGCCGATATGCCTGAAGCATATCTGAATAACGTGATAAACAAGTTTTCCAGTTTGGGATATGATGTTTCGGTGTTGGAACAGTATTTAGCCGATGATATCGCGGGCAATCCAGCTCCTGAAACGTTCGCTCCTATTGCACAGGCAACTCAATGAGCGTATAATAAAGTTATAAGATTTTACGGGTACTTAAATTAGCATCGTTAAAGTAACTGATGTAGACCAAAAGAAGCAGGTGCAAGCCGTGCTTTTGCGTGCTTCGGTAGATAAGCAGGGCCAGATTCAGGATACGATTGCTGATTACAACCCAAGTCCTGAAGAAGCTGAAGTTAGGGCGATGATTCTCCGTCAATTCGTGCTTTCGACGGTCACTATGTATACCCCAAGGGTTGAGTTCAACGACTTGTCCTTGATTCTCCGCGACCAGTACGACCAGATGGAATGGAATACCTATCAGCCGAACAACGGCGAAGCGTGGGAAGGCAGCCCACAGACCGCGTGGAGATCGAGAGCATTACGGCCGATTGTCCGAAACAAGTGCATGAGTATCGCGGCTCACGCGACCGCTAGACTCTTATTCCCTAAAATCTTTGCCTATAACGAGGATTCCGAGAGCCAAGAGGACGCCGCAAGAGTGATGGAACAGCTTATGGAGTGGTCGGGCGACGTGTCTAATTATCCCTTTATTGCCCTTCAGCGCGTCATTGAAGCCCTTAAAAGCCCCGCGTCCATTGGGTACACGGAATATGGCGAGGTAACGCGTCAGGTCAAGGTGGAGCGCAATTCCGACGGAACGTGGAAAGAGAAACGTATTCGTGACGAAGCATACCCAGAGTTCATGGATTGCGTCGTTCCTGTAGACCAGTTTTATATCGAGAACATCTATGAGCCGGACATTCAGAAGCAGGGCTGGGTGATGTGGCGCAAAGTTTATTCCTATTCCGCCGCGCAAGGAAAGTACAATGGCATCTATGAGAACTTTAAGTATGTAAAGCCAGGCGTCCAAACTATCTACGATGATGCGAATCGGACGTTCTATTACGTTTACGACCCGAATATGCGCCAGGAAGATGTGGAGGAAATCATCTACTGGAACAAGAACATGGATTTGAAGATTATCATGGTGAACGGGATAATGTTGACGGAACACGACAATCCGAATCCGAGGAATGATAAACTGTATCCGTTCGATAAGTTCGGCTATGAACTCATCAATTCGCGGTTCTTTTACTACAAGGATTTGGCGTTCAAACTCCAATATGACGCCGATGTCATCAACACGCTGTACCAGATGTTCATTGACGGGACGTATCTTTCAATCTTTAAGCCGATGGTCAATATCGGCGGGGAAATCATTGCTTCGGATGTCATCGTTCCCGGCGCGGTTACTACGTTGTCAGACCCGAACGCAGACCTTCGGGCAATCAATGTCGGTGCTGATTTGAAAGACGCTCTGGTCACGCTCCAGGAAGTCGAGCGGTCAATCACGGAATCCGCAGGCGACCAACAGTCCGCTTCGCAGCCGAATGGTTCAAGCCAAACCGCGTATGAAATATCCGTCATGGAACAGAACGCCAACACGGTGCTTGGATTGTTCTTGCAGATGATTGCCAAGCACGTGAGAGATTTCGGCAAGCTCCGCGTGGGAGATATCGTGCAGTATTTGACGATGCCCGATGTCATGCAGATTGACGGCGACCCCGAATTGACCTACAAGACCTTTGCTTTGAAAGCTCAGGCGAAAGGTGTTGGTAACCCTCGGCAGATTCGTTTCGATTCCAATATGCCCGAAAATATCACATTGGATGAATACATGAACAAGTCCTTTGAGCTTTTGGGCGAGGAAGAAGATAAGAAACTTGAGATTTCAAGGGTGAATCCTGAACTGTTCCGTGACTTAAGCTATATGACGACTATCTCGGCTGACATTTTGAACCCTCGTTCGGAGGATTTAGAGAGAGCGTATGGGTTGGAAACGTTCGACCGAATGGTAGCCGCCCCGCCGGGGATGTTTGACCCTGAAGCCACGGCAAAGATTCTCTTGGAAACTGACCCGCGCACAAAATCAGATCCTGATAAGTACTTGGCAAAACAAGCTACTCCAGGCATGGGACAAGGCACGAATCCTCAGCAACCTGTTCCTACGACGGCACCAGGGCAACCAGGCCAGATGCCGAACGCTGGCAATAGCCCATTGGGTGCGATGACGGGTAAAAACCCGCTCAACAAGGTAGGTTCTCAATCTCCTGTTGCCGGGCTTGCATCTCAATAAAGAAGTGGTATAATTTTAAGTAATGAAACGGGTCGCGGGCAATAAATTAAATATTAACCAACACCACGATGTTTTTGTATAGTCGTTGGCAGAGCCTCCCCATTTCAACGCGCATAAAAATAGCGAACCAGTTTAATATTGTAAAGCGCGGCTCGACGGAAGTATTTGATAATCAGATAAAATCAGACGGCTACCTCGTGAAGGAAGTGGAAGAAATGCTAAACATCGACGCTATCCAATCCTATCTTGGCGTAACGGAAACCGACATGATGACGCTGTGGATTTGGCTTGTTGATAAGATTGAAGGGCGAGAATTAACGAAGGTGAATCTTGATACCACGGAATTTGATAAAGACGTAGAAACGGCAGTTGCGATAGCTAATATACCCAAAAAGAAAGGCGGCCGCCCTAAAAAGGTGAAATGAAAAAGAAGCAAGTCCATCTTACGGCCGAGCAACTCATCGAGCAATCCCGCAGGAAAGCGGAACGGGATGAGAATTTGAAGTTCGTCAAAGAACAGTTCTATCCGGCACTTTGCAAGGCGACAACGAGTATTGAGGATGCGATGCAGAACCTGACCATTATCAATTCCGTCATTATGGAAAAGTTCCTTGCGAATATGAAGGAAGTTACGATGAAGGAGATTGATATTTATACGAACCTCACGCCAAGCGATCCGCAGTACGAGAACCTGAAAGCGATGCTTGAACTATTCGATAATAAAACCGTCTTCGAGGCGAAGGAATTGTTTGAGGGCATGAAAGGGGAAATCACGTTATTCTTGAGCGACGAACAGAAGGAGCGTAAGCTGGAAGATTTGAAAGTTAAATGGATTGACGAAATCAATGACGCTCGGTGATATTTTCTTCGGCTCTACGGGGTTTATAATCGGTTTCAGCGTTGCTGCGTTAATGGCGGGAATGGGATGGTTTCAAAACAATGATAACGACAATTCTTGAAAAGGTGTTAGGGGAATTGGAAAAGGAGAAGCCCGATTTGAGCTATATTCGCGGCATGATTGAGGTTCTTTTGGCGAGTCAGCCGAAACTGACAATCCCCATCGTTACGGGAAATGCGATAGATGTCGCAACGCACCAAGACGAAGCCGCGATGATGGACGCAAAGGCTCGTGCCTCTATTGAACAAATTAAAGCCCTCGGTGGCGTGGAAATGGAATGAACTGGCTTAAGAAACTCCCCTTATTCAAAGTAGTCTATCGCCAGGGCGGCATTGATTCGTTCGCACTCGCCCAGAAAGACATCCTTGAAACGATGGCGGACGACCTCGACGAGAAAGCCGAGGAACTGGCCAAGCAAAAGCTCAACGACCTGCTTTCCTCGATAGATTTGCACAAGATCGTAACCCTAAATAAGCAGGCAGGAATTGTCTATATCGGCGGCGAACGCGCCGAAGAAGGCCGATTGTCCAATCTAAAGTCCGAAGCCGAGTTCATCGCCAATTCTGAGCTTTGGCAGCTACTTATGGAAACGCCCAAGAGCCTTGCGGAACGCGCGATGTTTATTTCCGGCGAAGGACTTGACGATATGAAGAAAGGAAGGTCTATTTTATACACGCTTTCGGCACAAAAAAACGTGGTCGATGTTCTTAAAAGTTATATTCCACGAAAACCCCTTGCAGATAAAAACGACGCTGTGGTATAATTCGGTTATAGAAGTTTTTTGACAACTTCACGGGCGATGTTTGGGAGATTTACCCAAGCATCTGACATAATAAACCTGCGCCCGTGGGTTGAACAATATCAGATGCTTTAGTAAATCCCCCTCGTCCGGGGATTTTTACTAAACCATCAGGTTGGCCAAACCTTTCAAAACGGCTTAAAACATGGCGGAAGAAAAACCGACAACTGAAACAAACGCTCAGCCGATTGTCACTGAGGAACAGAAAAAGGTCACTGTTGACGATGACCTTGAACAGAAAGTAGCGAAGTTGGAGGAGGAAAAGGCCAATTATCAGGCCGCATACCTGAAAGAAAGGGCTAAGAACCACGAGGACGAATCGGATGAGGAGAAATTCCGCCGAATCGCCCGCGAGGAACTGCAAAGCTCGCATATCCTTGAGTTGGACAAGCAAAAAGATGAGATTATCAGGAAAGCGCTCAAGGAGAACAAGGAATTGAAACTTGCGCAGCTCAATAAGACCGACATTCCCGCTTCGACCACGGTACATTCTGAAGGACAGGCAGTTTCGGATACGCTTATCACTCCCGACCAGTTGGCGCAATTCAAAGCAATGGGAAAGAGCGACAAATGGATCGAGAATTACAAGCGGAATCTCGTGAAGAATAGGCGGTAATAAACTTAATTAACAAATAAATGGCTCTCGGAGATATAACTATCTACAAGCAGTCAAGCGCGCAAGGTGGTCGCGGTTCCCAGTCAATCACGGTTGTAGCTTCGGCTGGCGTGATTAACGCTGGTGAGCCCGTGCTTATCGTTGCGGGTGCTTCGGCTGTGTTGCCCAACGTGGCAACGAATCTTCTCACGGTTCCCAGCCCGTTCGTTCCGTATTCTGTTACGGGAACTGGACTCTTGGGTATCGCGGAGACAAATTCAACCAATACTTCGTCTTTGGCGGGTTCGGTTGATTTCGTTCCCGTAGACTCGAAAACGGTTTACCTCATCAAGATTAACGCGGCTGCTTCGGCAAACGTAGTGACGCAGGCTTCCTATAATGCGATTGTGGGACATCGCGTCTTGATTGACCTTACGACAGGTTCGTACACCCTCTTGGCGACGGATTCGGCTCTTAATGGCTGCATCGTGCGCCCGCTCAATATCGTTGAGCATCCAGGTTCGGTTGCGTTCTCTTTCGTTGATGGCGTATCAGCATTGATGTAAACGGGTAAACACGGGCGAGTTAACGGGCATTCACGGGCGAAAGTGAATAAACTAATTAACTCATAAATGTTTACCGAAGCTCAAAATTTCAGTATCGTCCAGACCGAGCTTGATGCGGTATTCTTCCAGCAGTTTGACTACGATGAAGCGTTCCCTGGCGTTGCACACGCCACGACCGCAGAAGTATTCAAGCCGCAGGATACTACTCATGCCGCTTGGATTCAGTCAATCAATAAGGGTTCGGGTCTTTACCCGGTGGTAGGCGAAACGGGTGCAGTACCCCTTTCGACGCCTCACGTCACCAACAAACAGACCACGGCCATCGTCACCTATGCGCAGGGCATCGACATCTCGAAGCAGCTCTTTGATGACAATATGCACGGCGTCTGGGCTGAGGATGTTAAGGATTTCGCTTTGAAGGCGAAAGACACTCAGGACTACAATGCGTTCGCGTTGTTCCGCAACGGCTTCACCACGGCTTTGACCGCTGACGGCGTGAGCATCTTCAATACCGCTCACCCGCTCATCGGCGGCGGCACGCAGTCGAACTACATCACGACCTCTTTGACTCCTAATTCGCTCAATACGGCTCTCGTGAGCTTAGTTGAGCAGAAAGACCAGTCTGGTGTGATTCGTGGTTCCGCTCCGGCGACGCTCTTGGTGCCTCCGGCACTTTGGAAGCACGCTCGTGAAATCACGGACTCGGCGTTGATCGCAGATTCTGGCAACAACAACGTGAACGTCTATCGTTCTTCACTCGGAATTACGGTATGGACTTCACACTGGTTGGGTGCCGCAGCTGGCGGTTCGGATACCGCATGGTTCTTGCTCGCCCGCAGACATGGTTTCACCCGTCTTATTCGTCAGGGCCTCGAAACGGCTCTTACGGATTGGAGGTATTCCAACAACCTTACCTATCGCTATCAGGCGAACTTTAGAGAGGCTTACTTCTGCGCGGATTACGCCGGTTCAGTCGGTTCGGATGGTACGACGCAAGGATAGGAGTTCTGTTGAGGGCTGTGCAGTCGGCTCAGCCCTTATAACCAAACACCAAAACAATGGCATCACCAGGAACTAATCTATCATCGACAATAAGCTCGACTGTGAATTCGGTTCTCACCGATAATTCAGGAAACATAATCTTTGCTTACGGAAGCGCGTTGCCAACGGCGGCTGGGTATGCGATTGGATGTATCTTGTTCCTCACGACAACGGGGGTTCTGTACTCCAATACCGGCACGACCACGACGGCATCGTTCGTAAAAGTAAGCGGCACATAAGATGTATAACCAGAACCAATATCAGTATAAGCATATTGCGGGTGTTTCATCCCCCGTTGTCTTTACGGGTTCTGGAACATTGCATGCGGTCACCATTAACGGAACGGGTGCGGGAGGAACCATCACCATCACCGATACTACTTCGCCCAGCGCGACGGTAGGTATCATCACGGCGGGTTCTCCCATCACTTTGTTGTATGACGTGGCAATCGCAGCTGGCCTTCAAATCACGACGACCGCAAGCCCCGACATTACGGTAACCTACACGAAAGGATAATGGCCTATAATATCACTGCCTTAAAGAACGATTTGAGTGGAGTAATCCACAACACCACCAACAATCAGATCACAAATCTGAATGGGGTTATCAATCGCGCCGCGAGGCAGTTGTTATTGGACGTAGATTCCCAGGAAACGAAACGGACGCTGGAGTTCGTGAACCCCATCTTTAATGGGGTTTTCGACTATCCTATCGCCGCAGACGTTAAGGGAAATGCCATCATTGACATTTTCCCGCAGGTCAACCGAATCCCAAGGGACATTTGGAGCCAAGCGTATAACCAGGCATTCGACGTGGCAAAGCAGAACATCTACGCGAATGCAAATATGTTCACGATGAACTTCAATACGGGGCTAAAGACGCTTCGTGTCAACGCCCCGTTTTTGAACCCTCCCGTGTACCTGAACCAAGCCGAAAATACGACGGACAATGGTACTTGGACAACGGGGGGAACCGCGAGCAATCTCCAAAACAACAACACGAACTTCGTGAACGGGACGGGTTCACTGCAGTTCGACATTACGACCGGCACGGGATATGTGGAGAATTCCACCATGTCGGCCGTCAATCTCCAACAAGTCTTGAATCAAGCATACCTGTTCGCATGGACGTATGTTCCGACGGCTTCCAATCTCACATCAGTAGAACTTCGCTGGGGTTCATCATCATCGAATTACTACGCGCTCACGGTCATGCAAAATCAAGCGACGGCATTCGTGAATGGTTGGAACCAAGACCAGTTCATTTGGTCGCAGGCAACAACCGTAGGGACGCCAAATCCTGCAGCGATAAATTATCTTCGCATCTCGCTTGCGGTGACGGCGAACATGGCAGGATGCCTTGTGAACTCTATCTCCTCCGTCCTCGGCACGATCCTTTCTTACGAATACTATTCAAAGTATTTGTTCAGGGACGCGACGACGGGAGCGTTTCAGGAAACCGTGACGGATGACTCGAACCTGATAAATCTTGATACCGAAAGCTACAATCTGTTGTTCAACCTTGTGGCGTGGCTTGCCGTTCAGCAACAGCAGGGACTCGACGCGACGTTCTATGACGGAAACTTCTTCGGCCAGGCATACCAGGATTCATTAACGAAGTATCGGGCGCGGTACAAGTCTGAACTGCAAAAGCCCCAGTCAGCATATTACGGAGTTCCACCCTCTGGGTATCATAGGGTGATAGGTCGGGGATTCAATAGCTGATATGGACGAGGACGAACTCATTGAAGCAGAAGAAGAACTGCTGGATGACGAGTCCGAAGAAATTAACGAATTAGAGAAAAAAATCTATTACGAAGAAGTATGATTTCCGAAAATATGAAAAAGATATATAAGCCTGGCGAACGCTTCAATGCGTTCCAGGAAAAGAAAAGGAAGCATATGAAAGCGGTTGCGTCGGTAAAGATGCCAAAAGTAACCCTTCCTAAGGCTCCGAAGTTCACGACAAAAGCTCCCAAAGTGTCTGTTCCGAAACAGCTCTATCCAAAGTCACTCGTGACCAAACCTTCAGCAATGCCGAAACTCAAGAAGCACACGAAGAAACGGAAAGTCGTTGCCAACAATGCTCGTTCCATGAGCCTTCCAGGAAGCATGACGGAAAATCAGTTTATGCCGAAGTATTCTCCGATGAATAATTCAGAAACAACGGCAATGATGGCGAAGCGCAAGCACTCGAAGCACCGCAAGCATAAGAAGACCATCAAGACGACGGGAAAGTTCGAGGGCAAATCGAACGCACTCGGCCATGGCGGCCGTGCGGCGCAACTCAAAGCTCAGGGCGTTCCGGGCGGCGTGATCGGAAACTTGGCGCGTGCGGCTCATGCAGCTCCCGGTCAGGCGAATTACCACGGTAAGAAGAAAGTTCATACCAAACACGAGAAAGAGCATCATAAAGGGTCGATGAAACATTGTAAGACCTGTAATTGCTAACATGATCGTAAAAGCTGTCATCACCTATGACGACGGAACCGAAAAGACGTTCGAGGGGACGCCTGCGGTTCCTGCCGTTGAAGCGGTAGTGGAAGTTCCTGCAGTGGGCGTGGATTTGTCCACTATCCCCACATCGAACGAATAACATGAAAAAGAAACTCCCCAAGCGGAAAATAGTAGTTGATAACCACATCAAAGCGTTTGGGGAGGAAGAAGGTGGAACAATCAAGGTGAACGTCCGTAAGCACAAGGGGGATGTCAAAGAGTTGGCTGATACCGTCTACCACGAAACGTTCCACGCCAAACACCCCCAGGCGACGGAAAAAACGACCTACAAAAAGACCAAAGTAGCCATGAAAGAAATGTCGTTATCGGGAAAAAGAGCATTGGCCGATAAGGTGAAACGCAAGACTATGCACTATAAGGCCGGAGCAATAAAGCGAAAGTATAAAATGGGGCGCGGGAACGTCGAACCTGGCGCAATGTATAAAAAATATAAAGAAACAACTGCCAAAAAGTCATCTTCTCCGAAAAAGTCAGTACGGAAGATTTCCATAATGGGGTTGGTATAGCATGAGCGGTACGAATAAAATTATCGTCAGCACGATGCAGGGAGCAAGTGAAAAAGCATTAGCAGATGCGTTGCTTAACGCAAACGAGGTGGTAGCAAAAAAAGAGGGTAAGAAGAAAACCAACAAAAAGAAATAATGGCAGCTCCCGCGGGACATGGGCAAGGATATGCGATGGAACGTCGGCTTATTGCCGCACGTTCTGCTGAGTTTTCTTTGGTATCCAGTTATAAATATGGATACCGAAACCGTGAGGATATTACGAACCTTGCCCCTGGTGTTTTGATTAAAGGTTCAAAGAACGTCCAAACGAACGTATCGGAGCGTATTCAAATAAGAAAAGGGTATTCGTTGGACGGCGCTACTTCAACGATAGCCGCTCCTATTCTGGGAGCTTTTGATTTTATAAATGGCGCAGGGTTGGAATCCCATATTCGGACGGGTTTTAATGATACGGGTTCCGATGGAAAGATGCAGTTTCGCTATGTTGCATCCGACGGAACGGTAACATGGACTGATCTCGTTACTGGACTTACGGACAGCAATTTTAACTTTACGGGCTTTTGGAATACCAATGAATCCGAACGTGTTGCTTTAGGAGTCAATGGAAATGGGAATATCTATGAGTGGAACGGCGCGGTCACGACTATCAATACTTCTACCTCGGCTTCTATCACGACCAACGGAACAACCACATGGACTGATTTAGGATTCTATGCTTCTACGTCTCCCCGCTCGATCGTGGTTGGTTCTTCGGTCTTTACCTATACGGGCGGCGAAGGAACGACGACATTAACGGGAGTAACTCCCGATGCTTCGGGTATCACTGTAGGAGCGGTGGCTCATCAATCAGTCATTGTAACGGCTACGTCTACTTTCACCGGTCCTCCAACGGGATTCAGCCCTAACGTAATCTCGGTTCTCAACAACCAGATATATCTTGGCTCTACAAAAAACGCCGCAATTTGGCTTTCTAAGGTCAATTCCTATACCGACTACTCCCACTCCACGCCTCGTCAGCCGGGCGAAGGCGGTTCGGGAGTGTTAGACCAGAATACAACCGCTTTTATCGTTCAAGGGACAGGAACGCAGGCAACGATGTATGTTTCCGCAGGGCAGGATTTATGGTATACCACGATTTTCACCGCAGGAGCGGACGCATCGGGAAATCCCTATGAAACATTCGGGATGCTGCCTTTGAAAATAGGCAAACAGCAGGGAGCCTTAAGTCAGGCGATGGTTTCCAACATGAAGAACTACATCATTTCCGCCTCAAACGAAACGACGATTGATATGATGGGGGTTTTACCGACGTATCTGACCCAGGCGCAAGTGCAGAACATCAGCGACCCCATCAAGTTGGATATTGATTCCTACGATTTCACGGACGGTTCCATATTTTACTACCGATACTATATCTACGTCGCTGTGCCGAAGGAAGGACTGGTGCTTTCATATTCCCTGACCTCCCAGACCTGGGACGCGCCGCTAACCATCCCCGTTTCACGGTTCTTTGTTGTCGGAGGGCAACTCTACGGACACGGCTACAATACTTCGGAATCTTATCAGTTATTCACGGGGTATGCGGATCGTGTTTATCCCGGTTTCTCCGGCTATCCTATTCCTTGCGATATGGTGTTTTCCTACGAACAGTACGGTTCTCGGCACATCCTTAAATCGGCGACAGCGCTCTATGTGGAGGGATATATTTCTGCCAATACGACCCTTTCTGCGGGAGTTACGTATGAATTGGACGGATGTGCAACCGAGAAGACTTTTATGCTGTCAGGGGCGAATAAACAGTATGTCTGCATTCCCGCCGAATTAGGGCCCCTCGGAGAAGATTCTTTGGGAAAGCAAAAACTTGGAGGAGGTATGAGTTCGTCCATTCAGGGTTTGCCGCCGAAATTTCGTTGGGAACCGACATTTGGGAATACTAATTTCTTCGAGAGTTCGGTATCATTTTCCATTAATGGAATCAATCAGCAGTTCCAACTCATTGCCTTCGGTCTGAATGCGAGAGGAGCCCCCGAAGAATCGGTTTACATAAGGGATTGAATGCATTATAATGAAACCATAACGGGCTAACTTACTTGTCCACCACGAACTTTCTGCCTCTTCAGGCGCAACCCTTCCTCCTCTCGGGCGCGGGCGCGATCATCGGCGATACGACCCTTACCCTTCAGACATTCACCCAGATCGACGGGACATTGATTCAGATGTCCCAATTGGGGACGATTGCATTCCTTACCCTTGAACCCGGCAACGGGACGAACGAAGAACAGGTTTCGTTCACGGGAGTTACGCAGAACAGTAATGGCACCGCAACCCTGACGGGAGTAAAATACGTCGCCTTTGTTTACCCTTATACCGCAACGACAGGCCTTTCAAAGACTCATGCAGGAGCGACGACCGCGATCCTCTCCAACACGTCAGGATTTTATAACGAGTTCGTGAACAAGAACACCGACGGGATGGTGAACTCGCTCATTACGTTTTCATCGGCGAACATTCCCCAGCAGGATTCATACCTTGCGCCGATGCTTGATGCACAATTTGCTCCAAAAAAATATGTAGATACGGTTGCGGTCGCTGGAGCCCCGAATGCTAATACCACTACGAAAGGTATCGTTCAGATTGCAACTCAGGCACAGGTAGATGCAAAAACCCTTGTTGGCTCTACATCCGCTTATCTTGTCCAACCCCTTAATACCCAGAGATCCACGCTCCTTTCCGATTATGTATTGGACACTTCTCCGAGCGCGAACATCATTACGATTGCACCTTCTCCGGCAATTTCGGCGTATACCGCAGGCCAAACGTTTTCATTAAAAGTCCTCAATACGAATACTTCGGCGGCCGTTTCGGTAAATGTGAATGGTTTAGGCGCTAAGAATATCGTTAAACTGAACGGCTCGACGAGTCCCGCCGTAGGTGATATAGCGGTGGGCCAGATAATTACCTTGGAATATGACGGGACGAATTTCCAATTGGTTACCCCCGTAGCGAATGCTCCGGCTACATTAAGTTCTATTTCCAATTTCTCAAATAGGATTATCTATACATCATCGAGCACTTTTGTAACTCCAACAGGAATATCGACGGTCTATGTCACTTTAAACGGTGGGGGTGGAGGGGGTGGAGGAGCAACGACAGGCTCTAGCCAAGTTGCATCCGCAGGGGGTGGGGGTAGTGGAGGTTATCTATCTAGATATCCTTATATTGTCACGGCGGGCAGCAGTTACATAGTTACCGTGGGTTCTGCGGGAATTGGTGCAACAAGTGGAACTACGAGTGCTACGGCGGGTGGCAACTCGGTCTTTGATAGCCTCATTGTAACGGGAGGTGGAGCAGGTAATTCACAGAACGGAGCTGGGAATGCAAACGGTGGTGGAGCGGGATCGCCTAATGGAACTTCAGGTGGTAATGGAAATAGCGGAACAAGTGGGGCGGGCGCAAATAGTTATTCTGGTCTTGGAGGAACTTCTGTAACCCCAACTTCAGGAAATGCATTAGCGGGAAAAAATGCCAGCGGCACAGGAGCTGGGGCAAGCGGTGGAAGTATTGAAGTGGCCACTGCAGTAATAGGAGGGGGTAATGGAGCACCAGGAATAGTAATTATTGAATGGTAAAAAATATGGGAAAAACTTTTACCCCTATAGTAATCACAAGCCGCAAGGCAAGAAAAGAATTGAACCGCATCAAGACGCACGCTTCGGATATCGTGAAAAACCTCGAAGAGCATAAGAAGAAGGTGTCTGATTATCACCTGAAAAGCATGAATGAGGCATTTGCAAAGGCTAAAGATAAGCAGGAACGCGAAGCAAAAGACCGGCAAGAGATACAAGCTCACGTAAAAGAACTTATGGCACAACGCTTAAAGGAAAAAGAACTTGAACTAAAGCGGCAAGCACTATCCAATGGCTGACATCCCTACCACTCCTACTCCGACGGTTCCTTCTACCCCTCCGGCTCCCGTAACGCCGACGCCTCCTTCTGGTTCGGTTGCTCCAGCGACGACCGACTCAAAGGGAAATCCCCTTTCTGGGGCTACGATTGTCGGAACAACCCCTACGAACAACGGAGGTAATACCGCTATGGTAAGTTATACTCCTAATTCTACTCCCGCGCCTTCTACGCAATCATCGAGCGCCCCTTACGGCGTGAATCCACAAACGGGCGTGCCCTATGGAGGCCAAAACTCAAACGACGCCAATCCCGATACTTCGGTCTATAATACGCAACAGACGGGCCCTGCAACAGCGGGAAGTCCAACCTATTACACGTCTTCCGGTCAAGGTTATCAAGTTGGGGCGAACGGACAGGTAACCTATGTGAACGGCACACAGGGTTCTACTTCATCGGGAAATCCGAATGTAGACGCTTTGAACGCCTCGTATGCTAAACAAGCACAAGCGGCGACAACTTTTGCGAACGCAGTATCAAGTATTCAGAATGGCTCAACTCCTTTAAATGCAGGGGAACAAGCTCAAATCAACGGACTTGAACAGCAATTTCAGCAACTTATCAATACTCAGGGACTCGTAAATACAAACAACACTAATACTGCTCAAATCCGTGGCTTCCAGACGGGCGTGGCGGAGTTTGATCGTGGCTTCCAAGCGCAAACTATCGGCTCAATCATTACTGCAGGGGCAAATAAAATCGCTTCACTACAGACACAAGAAGCTTCAGCAGTAGCTTCGCTTACTCAATCTCTACAGAACAATGACATTGCCAACCTTAAGACTGCTTATGATGCGTATGACGCGGCACAAACTGATGTACAGAATGGTCTTAAAGCCGTCATTGCAGACACCCAACAGGCGATGAAGGACGCCGCAGTCCAGCAAGTCATGGCTTCGGGAGTAACCAATCCGAAAGACATCTTGGCCGCACTTCAGGCGAACGGACATACGGACATTTCTTCTTCCGATATTGCTTCTACTATCTCCAATCTTTCTCCTGATGCTGCGAATATTCTTCAAGTCGCTCAGACAGCACAGAAAAACGGCGCATCTCCCGATGTCGTAAAAGCTATCATGGCATCTAAAACAATCGCAGACGCTCTCGTAGCGGCCGGAAACTCTGCATCACTTCCCGATATCAATTCAGTTCTTAAAACTGCCGTAGGAAATAATGCTCCGCAAAGTGTTATAGATGCAATTAAAAACTCGACAAGTCTTTCCGATGCGTTATCTGCCGCTGGACAATATACTTCAACGCTTACGGGTGATATGGGGCAGTATCTTCAGTACACTCAAGATGCTACTAAAGCGGGCCAAGTACCCGAAAGTTATACTACCTGGGAGAACGCCCAGACGTATAATAAAGCCTATGCAACAGCCGCTGGAACTGCCGCAGGAAAGAACGCAGGAACTCCTAGCGGATTTAGCGGCGCGACCTCTCCTGTTACTAGTCCTTTGGGATTGGTTTATAACCCACCAGCTTCGATTGCTCCGTATGTCGCCTTTGCTTCAAATGGCGTTAAGTACGTTGATATGTCCGCCTTCAAGGGAACGCCCACTGAAGCTAATGCTGCCGTAGCAGATGCTCAAGCCGCAGGGTATAAAGTTATAACGAATAAAAATATCGCACTGGATATTCAAAACATCGCCGATGCTACAAGTAAACTTCAAACCATTAAGTCTGCCTTTGATGGAATTACAACCGACAGTGCGGCGGCAAGAGATAGCTACTATTCCGCCGCGATTACAATGGCGAAAGAACTTCAGACCAATCCCGACGCTGCAGCTTCGGGAGTGTTTCAAGATGCGGCACTAGACGTATTAAAGGCAATTTCAGGTACGCAAGGCTTCCGTGGAGGTGCGAGTATGGTGCAGGCAGTGCAAAGCACCTTTCCCTCAAACACCGATACTAAAGCAGTGGCTGACCAAAAAATCGCTAATATTTCAAAACTTATGACCGATCGAGAACAAGCACTCGTAGGGACTCCAAGTGCATCTGATAAACTTCTTATCGACGGAACGAAAGCGTCAGGTGCGGTAGACACTTATATACAGAACAACGCAAAGGGTACAAACTCTATAACAGGTAAAAGCGTTAGCGATGCTATAAACACCCTTACGGGATTAAATATGTCGGACTCAGATATTATCGCTTACATCCAAGACCCGTCGCATGGTTTCCCTAATTATGGGGACTTAGTAAACTGGAATCAATAAAATGGCACTATCACTTCAACAGATTCAGGCGGCGAACAATGCACTAGGAATCCCAAACACTCCGCAGACTACTTCGGTTACTCCGCCTTCGACAGCCGTCCAACAGACACAGGACAGGAGAACACAACTTGCCCAGCAAGCTTTGCAGAATCCTCCTCAACCTAGTCAGTCTACTCAAACACCATCACTATTAGATAAGTTAAACTCAAACCCCGTAACAGGAACTATTAACGATGTAGGTACGGGACTTGCGAAATCTGCCATCGGAACTGTTGCTGGTGTAGCGAACATCGGAAAGAATATCGGCAATGCTATGAGTAATATCCCCGGGCTTGGATATTTGAAAACTAATGAACAAGGTGGAGCTGCACAATCCATTAAAAATCTTCAGGCAACTGCACAACCATCCAACACGGGAGAAACAGTAGGAAAAATAGGAGGAGACATAGCACAGTTTTTCATCCCCGGTGGAGCAGAGGCAGATGCGACTGGCGCAATTAATAAAGCAGTAGATACGGCAAAGTTTGCAGAACAGTTTGGCCCGAAAGCAGGGGAAGCATTGAGTGGCATATTAAAAGTTTTAGGGCATAGTGCGGTAGGGGCAACATCTGCGGGCGCAGTAACAGCAGCTCAAACAGGTGGTGATCCGACTGCGACTGCCGCAGGTGCTGTAGCGGGAGGATTAGCAGCTCCAATAGGAAATGTTCTCAAATCAGCTGGAGAGGGTGTAGCAAAGATGTTTATTCCAAAATCTGATGCAGAGGCTGGATTATTACAGGCATATAAAGCATCTACTCCACTACTTGAAAGAGTTAAAAATGTTCTTGATATAGGAAGTGGTAAAGCTCCTAGTACCGCCGCAAGTGCAGCTTTTGATAAAGGAATTATGGGTACTGAATCCAGCATGGGCGTACAAGCAAAAAAGGCACAAACAAAACTATGGAGTGGCTTGATAAAACCAGCTCTTGAACAGTCAGATACCAAGGTAAATATTCCAGACTTTCTAAATCAAGCCGAACAAAAGATTACAAGTGAAACAAACGACCCAACGCGTTTAGGGATTCTTAAAAATGCTCTTAATTCAATCAAGGAAGATTTTGCTGGAGTAAAAGATATAAGCCTAGCTCAACTTCAAAAATATAAAGAAGGATGGGCTGAGTTTGTGCCAGAAAAAGCTTATAAAGGACAACCCATTGCCGGTGCATTAAATGACGTACGTAATACGCTCGCGGGAATGTCTCGTCAAACTATCTATAATTCTCTTGGCGATAACGTAAAACAGGCATACATAGATTATGGAAACCTTCATGGCATTTCCGCACTCGGAAGAAAAGCGATGACTGGTGCTATTAAGGGCGGAACAGGAACAACGTTAAAGAATATAATGGAGGCCGCTACCGTACCCATTGGGACTATTGGTGGACAGACGATTTATAAAGTCGGACAAGGTATTGAATTACTTGGCAAAGCTGGAGCTTCTACGGTAAAGGATCTTCTTGGTACTGCTTCAGGCTCGGGCGATACGTCCACATCCGAATAAGGCTAATAATCCAGCACGTTAGCCAGATTGCCGCAAAAGCGACTATAACTATATATATTATATTTATCATTGTTTTATTATTTAGAAAATTTATACAACGATTTCTTAAATTTAAGTATATGTTCTTCTTTCCAGCCATGCGCTAGAAATATCTTTCGTAAACCACGAGCAAGCGGAGGATATTTTATCGGAATTACTTTCCTTTGCCGCCGAAATTAATTCAGCGTTTTCTTTTTTCGCTTTAGTAATAATCGAATCTAGCTCTTGCTCAATTTCTATTCTTCTTTTATCTGTTGTTTCCATTGGTTCACTTAACTTTTTGGCAAGGGAAGGCTAAGAGCCGTATTCGACCTGTTTTAAGCGACGCCCGTAATCGTTTTTTCTCGATTCGCCGCATTCTCTACTCTCGCTCCGATAACCGTATATGGGTCGGGGGTTCGTCTAGTATCGCCAGAGAAAACGATCTAGCACCGCTTGGTTCACTTTTTGTATAAGGTTGAAGCCAAGTCTATCATTCAATAGGCAACCACGGGAGGCTGATAGTAAGCCACCTAACCCGCAGGATGTTTTAGGTAATTAAAAACCGCTCTGGCCTCGCCCTTAACAAGTTTCCCTGCTAAGTTGCGAGACCACAACGGTCTTGTATCTTCGCAGCGAGGCCTCCCTTTCGGGATATTCGATTTTCAACTACTTTTTAATAATATACCTCTTGCCCTAGTCTTGTCAAATGGTGTATAATGCTATTATACGGGCTTTTAATTGGACGCTAAAAAGCAAACACTCCAAGACCTGTTCCACGACGACCCCGAAATGCTCCGGGTGCTTGAAATAAGAGAGCAGACGGGTCTTTTGAAGTCCATTGCCCAAAAGAACGAAAATAGCCCGCTAGAAGCCCTTAAATTGATGGAATTAAGGGAGCAAACGAGTCATTTGAGAGATATCGCGGCGATCAAAGAAGCCCATAAAGGAGATAAGGGCGAAAAAGGCGATACCCCCGCAAAAGGTAAAGACTACTTCACCCCAGAGGAAATACAGAGATTGGCCGATTTTCTCAAGTCCCACGTTGAATCTTTCCGTCCCATAAAGGGAAAGGATTATTTTGACGGCGAAAAAGGGCTTGACGGCAAGGATGGACGTGATGGAATCGACGGACGGGATGGCGTGGACGGAAATCATGGTCGGGACGGGATTGATGGCGAGGATGGAGAGGACGGAGAATCCCCCGATATGGACGAGATTTTTGATACCATCGTAAAACGATTCAAAAAGGAGAAGCCTTTGGACATCTCGCATATTAAAAACGCTTCAACCTTTATGAAGGACGGCATCAAGTATCGGGTGGAGGAACTGATGCACGGCGGCGGGTCGGGTAGTGCAACATCCGCGACTTTCGTATATAATGAAGTAGTAGCGGGTTCGGGGACATCCTTTACCCTCGCAAATACTCCCGTCGTGGGAACCGTCCAACTCTTTGGTATCGGACAACGGTTCACTCCGACCGTGGATTATACGATAGTCGGTGCAAGTATCACGACAGTTAATTCTTGGAACACGGGCGACATCCTTTCTGATTACCAAAAATCATGAAACGCCTGAAACGCCTGATTATTTCAATCATCATAGTTGCCGTAACATTCGGGTTTATAACATTGTGCGCGTATGGCGCATCAGTATTCAATTCCAACCAGGTAGGAACCAACCCCGTAAGTGGTTACTATCTTCAAACGAATGGGGCAACCTCGACGTGGGAGCCTATTTCAGCGGCCGCATCTTCCACAATCATCTATCCAGGCCAAGGCATCCTTGTGAACGCGTCAGGGACGAACGGCTATGTCATTATCAATAATGGAGTGACGACTACGCTCGGCAACTGGATCGGGACATGGCAAGGCGCGAATTCGACGACGTTTTACCTCGCTTCAAACCCCGCCGGATATATCACATCAACCCCTCCACAAACTGTCTATATCGCCTCTACGACGCCGTGGACAATCGGCGGCATCGTCATCGCAAGCACGACTGGATCGGTAACGACCATCGCAAGCACGACCTATTACCTTTCGACAAATCCCTCGAATTATATTTCGACTGCAAGCACGACGGGGGTGATATCCGGCAATGGAGTAGGAATCCCGATTACCTGTGCAACATGCCTTTCAACCTCCACCGCCGCGACGACCTACCTTAAACTCGACGGCTCAAACGAAAACACGACGCTGAATATCGGCTCCAATTCGTTTTCCGCAGCGAGCGGGACGTTTTCTGGGAAAGTCATGATCGGGAGTACGACAGCTCCCGTAGACGCTCTCGACGTGAATGGAGGGATAGGATTTACCGCGACATCATCAGCTCCCTCTACTGGTTTTTGGGTTCCTGCGGCACTTCAATTCGAGCAACAGATCGCGGGCAATTCAACCAATCCGACTTCAACCGTCCAATTCATAAACGGAGGAGCAGGGGTGGGCGTCGAAATGATACTTTCCCAAGCCGATGGACAACAGTTCTGCTTGGGGACATGCGGGCAATTTGACATCCAAAAAAGCGGTGGCGGCGTCACCTATTCATCAAACGTTCCTGTGATCTTCAATACTCTTTCCAACGGTGGCGTGAGTCCTGCATTCACTCTTAATACATTTTCTCCTAGTGCCGTGAACCAACCAGCGGCAAACATTACCATTGCTCCCGGTTCCGCATCGGGAAGTGGCGCATCAAGCACGGGGGGTAATATTATTCTCACTCCCGGCACTTCGGCATCAAGCAGCGCGGGACTTGTCGAGGTAAACGGGGGTGCATACGTAACTGGCAATCTCGCCGTCGGCACGACGACGACGAGTACAGCACAACTGAATGTGGTGGGAGCGACCGCAAGCACCACGGCATCGTTCGCGAATACGGGAACCGCAACCACCACCGTTAGTGAAGGTAACGCTTCGTCGGGCGCGTGCCAGGTCATGTATTCAGCAGGTTCCGCGAGTTCATTCCAGATCGTCGCTGGAATCTCCTATTATTACAACACTTCTAACTGCCAATAATATGAAACGATATATCATCAGTGCAGCAATCATCATCAGCACATTCCTCGGTATCGGCATCGCATCGGCTTCCCTTGTGTCGCAGTCTGTTCCGCCACCCGGCGCGAACGGTAGCGTGCTTGTCGCAAGTTCCACTGCGGTGGGAAGTTCGACATGGGTGGCAACGTCCTCGCTCGGCATCGCAGGAGGGAGTGGCAGCGGCGTAGGTTCTACGACACCGTGGACTTCGGGCGGTATTGTGTATCAGAATGGCGGCTCCATTTCCGCTTCAAGTTCCTTCACGACGGACGGCAGCAAGGCAACATCAACCGCCTATCAGACAAACAATACGACGACCCCTTCCTTTAGCAACGGCGCGAATCTCGACAGCTACCAATTCGCCGCCTCCGGGACACCGTCAGGATTTTCGGAATACGGGGCATATCTCAATTCTCTTTGCGCAAGCGTGGCCTCGGGAACGACCATTTATATCCCACAGGGAACATTCAATGTTTCATCGACAATTACGCTCACGCAACATTGCTCATATAGGGGCGTCGGCGGCGGCGGTACGATCCTCAACTGGACGGGCGCGACATCGAGCGTGCTTATCCAAGAGAATTGGGGAACTACGCCGCACGTTTCAGGAGGAGGACTGTTTGGCTTGACCCTTCAAGGAAATAATTCACAATCAACCAGCACCGAAATCGGACTTCTTGAAGGTGGCAATTCGGGAGCAACACACGCGATCAATGACGGCCTCACCATTAAAGGATTCGGGAAAGGATACAGTACGGCGACAAACACGTATATGTCCGATCTCTCTAATACCGTACTCGTAGGGAATGCAGTGAATGTGAACATCGCCTCTCCCTCAAACTCCGGCGAATCAATGGACTTCTTCAATGTTCAGGCACTCGATCCCGCAAATAATAATGCGACGGCGACCGTCGAGTTCAATGCCAACTCCCTTGAAAACGGGGTATGGAGCGGCGGCTCAATCGACGATTCCGGCGTCGATGTGCAAAACGGAAACAACATGACGTTCATCGGAGTGAACTTCGAGAACCCCGGCTACCCGACATACGGTGCATATATTCCTATTAACATGGCATCGAGCTTCTACGGAACGGTCATCACGAACATCGGCGGGAATATGCAGAACGATTCGCCGCAAACAACCACCACTCCTGCAGAGTTCGTGAACATTGGAGGCACCTATAACTCCTACGGCGTTGAACTTGCCCGCAATAATTCTTCAGCACAAGCCGTCGCTCAATATGTCAATAACGGTAATAGCACCGTGAATGGCATCGCGAACGTCTGCAATACGTTGAACCAAAACAATAGCGGCAATGCCGTCACCTCGATCTTCCCTGCCGGAAACACTTCGAATGCTGAAAATTGGGGATGCTTAAACTGGACGCAAAACAACTACATCCAAGGCGTCGATTACACGTCGGGCAACAGCAACTTCTATACCCACGGCGGTATCGCGGCGAGCTTACTGAACGGCACGGGAGCGTTCCAATTCTTTGATAACATTCTGCTTGGCACATCGGGAACGACCCCCGGCTGCGCGGAATGGTTTGAAGCGGGCGCGACATCGACGAAGCTCTACCAATGGTATGCCTCCGGCGGAAAGCTCTCGACGAGCACAAGTAATCCCGGATTCTGCCCATAATCATGTACGGCTTCTCAGGCTACGGCACCAATGCATACGGATCGAAACGGCAGTCGCTCCTCTAGCACTAAAACGATTAAATGGAATCCCCATCTTGAAATAGATTACTAGAATGAAACAGAGCGACGATAAAAAACACATCGAGTTATTGAACGCTATCGGCAATCTTTCCGTCCGTATGGGGGTGCTGGAAACCCAGACCACCGAAATCAGCCGCAGGATAGGAATACAGAACGGACGGGTGGCCGACAGTGAAGCCGCGATAAAGAAAATCCTCCTTGGCGAACGGTACGAGGAAGGGGTGAACGAAGGAAAAACAATCAGCGCGGGGCGATTAGTCACCGTCCTCACGCTCGTCTTTGCCCTTGCGGCGATCATTGTCTATTTCTTTACCAAATAACATGGACATCAATCACAAGTGCGTCATCATAAAACCCCGCGAAACGGATTTCGTGTTATAATAAAGATATGCCAAAGGGATATTGGAAAGATGGGAAACCAATACAGCCACCCTCAACTAAGGGTATGAAATGGAAACACCGAAAACCCGTTTCCGCAGAAGTTAGAAAATTGCGTCGGAAAAACGCTTTGAGATTAGGACTTATTCCACCTAATCATAAGGGTAAAAAGTTTTCCGATGAACGAAATAGGAAACTGAGTGAGACAAACAAAGGTAAACCTCACCCAAATCAACGTGGAGATAAAAATGGGAGATGGTCGGGTGGATTGAATACACTCCGATATAAAGAGAAACTAGCAGGTCGCCCTCGACCAGAACAATGTGAAGTATGTGGAGCTTTCGGAACTGATACTAAGAAAGGGCTTTGTTTCGATCACTGCCATATCACTGGTAAGTTTAGGGGGTGGATTTGTCAGAGATGCAATACGGCACTTGGGTTTGTTAAAGATAATACAGAGACATTGCAATCTCTTATAAATTATTTATTAAAATCTCGTGAATAATCATATTAATCTCGTTGTCAAAGATACCGACTATCGTCATGGCGATGGCCAACTGAAACTTAGTGGTATTACAACGACGAACTGGCTCTCTCATTTTGACTTTTTTGTCCCTCAGTTCCTCTCGAATGGAGATACAGATGATTGCTGGGACTTCGGAGCGACAAAAAATGTAGATGCCTTCATGGATGCGCTTATCGCGGACAACCTTCTCCCGGCGTCCGTCGTTTCCCAGCTCACGACGTGGGGATTCATGGACACGGGAACGGATGGAAAACCCCACTTCCACTCCTCCGAGCGCTTTGCTGGCGTATTGTCGGGCCTCGGCACCAACGGAGGGAACGTTTCCACCGCCTATGACATCTTCCGAAAATACGGCGTGGTTCCCTTTACTCTCCTTCCCGTCACGGCGACCATGACATTGGATGAATACTTCGCCCCCATCCCCCAGAACATCATAGACATCGGTGCGCAATTCTTAGCTCTTATGGGCGGCAAGAACTTTTTACAGTACCAATGGATAAACGACGGCGGGACGACGAACGTCCCCAAGATGGCAGCATGTCAGTCTGCGGGGCCATATTCCCTCGGTATTCCTGTAAAC